ACTGTTTTAATTTCTGCGATTATTACTTTATTTGGTCGTGCCATTTTATAAACCCCTATTTAGAGTTGAGTTGAAAAAATAACCGGGCGTTATTGCCCGGCTATTCTCAATTTACTACGGTGCTGTATTTAAACACCCAAACGTATCGATAGCGGTCGGGATCATCAACGGACGCGCACCGACGCCGCCGAACAACTGTTCGCCGTCATTCGATAACCATGCGTTAGCGTGTAGATCCATACCCCCAGCTGTATTACTAATACGGCTAGGCAGTTCGGGTAACAGGTTAGGACCCATTTCGCCGAGCAGTTTACCGATATTCGGAATAGCACCGAACGTAGCGTCGAGACGACCCGAGCTATCGCGCATAATAACTTTATCAGGATCGACGAACATGGTTTTAACGCCTGTTTGTGGATGCTTATAACGTGCGCCATAACTCCACATATCGAAACGGTAATTACCGATCTGAATCCAGCCTTTATACGTACCACCGTTATTACGTTTTTCCTGTGGTACTGCTGCGCCTAGATCCATACGACGATTATCGAGCAGTTCTTTAACACTATCGTCCTGTATAAACAAGTTCCACGCGGTCGACCCGAAAATTAACTCGTCTGGATCGCCTAGACCGTCGTTACGAATAACTTCGGCTAACGCGTTCAAGTCGTTAAGTGGTACCGAAGTCGCACCCCCCCACGCGATACCCGCATCCGGGAAATGAGTCGCTTTAGGTTTATAGTCCAGTGTATACAACGTAGTACCGTTTTCGTCGGCTAACGTTACGATACCAGTCTGTAAAACTTGCGACGCCTGTAGTTCTATCGAACGACGGATTTTCGCCTCGACTTTCGTCATAGCATTAAACATACGAGTAATGAGATTCGCGCGGAAACTCGGCGACTGGAACGGATTATCGCCCGGCATACGTTTAAGTAGATCGAACGCGTTTAGCGGTACGGCCTCTTTAAAGATAGGCGGTTTAAAGCCTTTATTCGTATACAGATCCGTACCGTTCATACGGTGCCCAGATGATAGATCCTGAATTACGATAGCGACGTCCTCGTCGGATCGAACGATATCAATTTCGACTTCCTCGGTCGTATGGAAATTGACGGCGGGGGATTTAAACAATCCCGATAAAAATAACATCGGGGCCGCCATTTGGATATAGGCCGCGAGCATTTTTTTAGTGCTTGAATCAGACATTTTATGTCTCCTTAAAAATTAAAAATTATGATTAATGTTGCTTACTGATTATCTGGGATATTCAGTTCGCTAACGTTAATAGCCACAATGCCGAAATGACGTAACTGATCGATGACGGCGGCGTCGACATTACTATCGTCTCCGTCGGCGTCGATAATCAGTCGTTCTTTACGAACATCACCGGCAACCATAGCGCGGATAGGTTCATCGCCGGCCCCTGCTTTAGTAACGTCGTAAGTTAATACGGCTAGTGGTATTTGTTCACCACCGGCACCCGTTAGACTAAACGGAACGAGTTTACCGTCGGCGGCGACTGTCAACGTGAAGAAATCGGCGGCGACAAAATCGGTACCACCGTCGGTTATCGTAAATTGTAGCCCGGCGGCTTCGATTACGGTAGTACCACCCGCGCCCGGTGTCATTGTTAAACCCGCCGCGACTTGTGCGCCGTTAGGATCTACCAAATTAAATACGCCACCGTGTGTAATACCACCTTCGGTACACGTAAGCACGTACGCGCCCACAACGGGTACAATCTGACCCGCTACTACGGTAGCAAGTGTAACGGTGCCGTCGCCGGTTCCAGTTACCGCCGACGCTGTTACAGCGATAGCGACGGAACGACGAGCGAGGATAGTACCCTCGGCGAATGTATCGGCCCCGGCGAACGTTACCGTATCGTCGCGGTGTTGTGCGTCTTTAAGGATTACGCTACCTAAATCTACGTTTTCTACTGCCATTACCATGATAGTTACTCCCAGTTTATGCGGTTACTGTACCGAGTTGAGTTTCGACCATAGCGGCCACTGTATCGGCGGCGTCGACATTACTCGCGTCGTCGTTTGCACCGTCCGCCGCGTTACCCGCGTCGTCGTCGTCATTACCACGATTACCGACGTCCGTACGGGCCATACCCGCCGACATATAGGTCGCCTGCAATGTTGCGGTCATAACGTCACCGGCTTTAATGGCACCGATAGCGGTTTCCATAGCACCGGACGACTCGCCCATTGTTAAATGAGCGATGACACGGTCGCGCTCACCTGTTACACCTTCCGCTACCGCCGCACTAAATAGGTCGGGGTGGGAGGCTTTTAAAGTTTTCATATCCATACTTTCATCCTCTGTTATATTCCCGCTTTCGGCGGTAGTTTTAATACGATTAACAGTCGATAGCGAAGGTTTCGCCACCGCGTCGATCATACCACGTCGTAACGCCTCGTTCGCTAAGACTGTAGCGCCTAGCCCGAACATGGTGTTAATTTCTTTAGTCGTAACGCCACGACCCGCTGAGATAGCATCGACGAATATGTCGTGCATAGCGTCTAACTGTTCTCGTATAACTGCGACGCCTTCCTCGGTTGTTACGTCCGGGCGTTTATGTGGCGCGTCGGTACTGGTAATAGTAACGGTGCTTTCGTCGATCTGGATATCCGCCGCGACGCCAATACTACCGACTAAAACCGCGTGATTAGTCGCGGTAATATTATCGGCCTGAGACGCTATAGCGTACGCCGCGCTCGCGCATACGTTAGATATTACCGCGACAATAGGTTTACTAAATTTGTTAATCGCTTCGAGTGTATCGAATAACCCCTCGAAATTTCCGCCGGGGCTGTCGATTTTTAATGTCGCGTTCGTAACGTTGTCGTCTTGATCTGCTTCGGCGAGTGCGCTAATTATTTCAGGGTATGTAGTGTTACCGCCGCCGAAAATCATAGCTAAAAAACTGGGCGATTTAGTCAAAACACCTTTAATCGAAATTTCCGCGCTGTTACCGGCGAGCGTTAATAGTCGAGATCCGCCGTCGTCATTAAACGCGGTAATATGACTCGCTTCGAAACTCTGTTGCTGTTCGAACGTCGGAGTTATACCGGCGGTTTGCGCCTGTTCAATAGCCCGGCGTACGCTGTTCTCTAATAACCACATAGTCGTAACCTCTTAAAATTACCCATACAATAACGATTAATACACTAAACGTCAACGATTAACCCTCTAAGTGTCCTTGTACTTTCATATTCCAAAAAATTATATCTGTTAAATCTTCCTGATTGTATACTTCAAACCTGTCACCTTTGTCACCGTCGAGCCTAATTATAGATCCTGTTCTATCTTTGAACGGACCTGTAGTAGTTGTACCATGTGTTCCCCCACCACCTGACCTTACGGGGAATTTGACATTACCGGTATCTACATCAATATCACCGTTAGTTTTCCAGTTTGTAAGTGTTCCATAATTACCATCAATCTTTAATCTGAGAATTACACCGTTAGTTAACTTGGTCAAATTACCAAACAACCCCAAATCTCCCGCACTACTGTGACCCATAGCTAACGTAAGAGTTTCGATATGCCACACTTCGCCGGGATCTGGTCCCGCCCAATATATTTGTGGGGCAGCTAACGTGCCTACTTGTGACGCTAGATCGATAACGGAAAGCTCAATCTCGTCGTCGATCAAGTGCGCTATATCTAAACGTCTATCTAGTGTAAACACGCCGGGCGCACCGGGAGTTATTGCCGTAATTATAGGGTGGGTAGGTTCTGTAACGGTTGTGTTAATATGTAACGCGTTTCCAACAATAAAACCCGTCGTATCAGCTACATTAATTTGATAATCATTTACAGCACTGTCGACAGACAACGTTGTAGAAACACCAGAATGCTGATGTAGGTATTTATTAACACCGACATTATGGACGTCCGCGTCATGTATGTCTAATGCAAATTTCCCGGTGGCGGCATTAAAAAAAGCGTTTATCGGATTACCGAATCCGTCATTTAACACGACGTGTATCGCGTTATTAGTTGTCGCTATATCCTTGATATAATTTTTAGCAACACCCGCCGCCTTTAACGCTGTATCGTAAAAATTACCGAGCATTATCTAACACGTCGTTTAATTGTGCGCCGATATCATCACCGAGCGCGGTTATCGCATCCTCGACACCACTCTCGCCGTATTTTTGTTTTAGTGCGAGTATCGGTTCGAGCGCTTCGGCTAATTGTGCGTTTTCGGCTTTTATCCGTTTAACGTTTTTACTAAATTTAGTACCGGTAGTAATACGGGCCTCGCGAGCATTTGTAGACCATGCGTTTTTAACGAGTAGTTCGCTACCTTTAGCCTGTTTTAACATATCGGTCGACGGCTTAATTGATCCGTACCATTCGACCGAGGTCCATGCGCCGAATTTATCATACTGATTTAAACGTCTCCACGATTCGAGTAAACCCGGCGCGGTTATTTTCTGCAATAACGTTTCGGCGATTAACCACTCGGTATAAATCGGGGTACAAAATGTTTCTCCGAAATCGACCCATACACGATTAAGATAAATTTTAAATTCGTTAATAGCGGCCTGAGACGCGCTGTAATTATTTGAAAATGCGAGCGTTAGGATCTCGGGTGGTACTTCATTCGCCCACGCGACGGCCTGAATAATAGCGGCTTCGAATACTGGGAAATTAACGTCCGTTCCTTTACCGTCGAACCCGACGGGTTCCTCGCCTTGTTGTAGTTCTTCCATTACTAAACCGGGGATCTGATCCGCAATTTTAAAACT